TGATCCGGAGAAAGTCGGATTCGTTCATTTTCCGATGAGCGTCAAGCTGATCGATCGAGAATTTTTCGCTCAGATCACGGCCGAGAAAAGAGTCAAGACATACAAACACGGATTTCCGGTTCCGATCTATAAAAAGACGCGGCCGCGAAATGAAGCGCTTGATTGTTGGGTGTACGCGATCGCAGCGCTTGAGATATTGCGGCCGAATTTTAAAGCGATCGCGAGCAAGTTGATCGCCAAAATCAAGGGCAGGAAGGGAAATAAAACGACGAAAAAAAAGGCGAAAACAAAAAAGAAAGTTGATGCTCTGTCCGTTGAAAATGTTGCAAAGGTTCGCCGAGTAATCGTGCGCCGTCCAAAGCGAAAGGGATTCATCAAGAGATATTAGAATGATTGAACCGAAACAAATCATCGCGGGTTTCCCGTATTCATGGACTAAGAAACTGCCGCTCTATAAAGCGTCGGCAGGCTGGACTCTTGCCTATTCGATCACGAGTCCAAATGCTCAATACGATGTGACGGCCGTCGGTAACGGAGACGACTTCGACGTGGCGATTCTCAAGACGGAGTCAGAAAAATTCGAGGCTGGATTGTTCACGCTGATCGGCTTCGTTGACGACGGGACGGACGGTCCCATTCGAGTGTTCTCTAATGACCTGGTCATTGTTCCGGATCCTAGAAAGCCGGGAGACTTTCGCTCATACGCGCAGAAAGCGCTTGAGGCGATCAAGGCGACGTTGCTCAAAAGCGCGACAAAGGATCAACAATCGCTCACGGTCGACGGGCAATCACTCCAGCGTCGGACGATGGCGGAGCTGCTCACGTTGCGAGACAGGTGGGAGCGCGAGGTCAGAAAAGAAAAGAGACTGGCAGATCTTGCCGCCGGCATCGGGAAACCTGGTCGCGTTCAAACGAGGTTTAAATAATGACGCTTCGCGCAGCGCTTCAAGCATTGACAGAGCCGGCCGTTGAGCCGGTTTCTATTAGGACAGCGCCGATGATCTCGGTTACGGCCGGCCGGGGAAAGGGCCGATCACAGCACATTGAGACGGCATGGGAAGGCGCAAAGATCGACAACCTGGTGAGCGGTTGGATCACGACGCCGATCCCGATCAATCAACAGATCGAACAAACACTGAGGATCGTTCGCGCCAGGTCTCGACAGCTCGCAAAAAATGATCCGTATGTGCGGCGGTTTTTACAGCTCGCTCGATCGAACATAGTCGGGCCGGCGGGTTTCACATTCCGGTCACTGGTTATGACGAACGCCGGCAAGCCGGACATCAACGCTCGTAACGCGATTCAAGATGCCTGGAAAGAGGCAATGAGACCCGGTGTGATTTGTTATGTCGAAAAGCATTCCGGGCTCGATATGATGAATCTGACAACCGACTCCCTCTCGCGGGATGGTGAAGTCATAATCATGCAACACACCGGAGCCGATGCAGGTCCGTTCGGGATTCAGTTTCGCTTTATTGATCCTGAATTGCTCGACGTGAATCACAAAGACGTCCACCAGGGCAACAAGGTGCGAATGGGAATCGAGACCGACAGTCGAGCGCGGATCGTTGCTTATCATTTCCACAGTACAGACACGACGCACTCGCATTATTATGCGATCGGGAGTCGCGGCTTTCTCAGGATCCCGGCCGAGTTCATCATCCATTTATTTAAGACCGAGTATGTCGATCAGCTCCGAGGCTTTCCGATCACGGCGGCGGCGATGATTCGCTTGAGAATGTTGAACGGTTACGAGGAGGCCGAGCTGGTCGGTGCTCGTGGTGGTGCGGCGACAATGGGATTTCTAATCCGTGGCGAGAGCGGCGGCGTGTTTGAGGATGATTCGATCGTTGATCCGAATGAGGATCCGGCGAGCGTGGTCGACGGCGAGACGCCGACAAAGCCGACGCAAGATACGATCGAGGCGGAGGCCGGCACGTTTCACTATCTCGAAAAGGGCGCGGACGTCAAGATGTACGATCCGAATCATCCGAGCGGAAATTATGCGCCGTTTATCAAGGCGGTATTGCGCGGTATCGCATCGGGACTCGGCGTCAATTACAACACCCTGGCGAACGATCTCGAAGGTGTCAATTTCTCGGCGATCCGTGCTGGTGTCCTGGAAGATCGCGAAGCGTGGAAAGGCGTTCAAACGTTCATCATCGAACACGTTGCGACGCCGATGTTTTCGCGATGGCTCGGGCCGGCATTGTTGAGCGGGATGATTACGCTCCCGCGAGGCTTGCCGCTTGCATCAAGCGATATCGATCGATTCAGAGCGCACAGTTTCCAGGGCCGGCGCTGGCCGTGGGTCGATCCGCTCAAAGATATGCAAACGAACAAGCTCGCGCTCGATGAGCGCGTGACGTCGCGATCGAAAATCATTAGGGATCTCGGTGAGGATCCGCTTGCGCTGTGGGATGAGATCGAGCAGGAGAATAATATTCTCGTCGAGAAGAACATTCCGCCGGTCGCGTTAGCGGCTCCGATGGAGATCGACACTGAGGATCCGGACAAGGCCGACAACGACGAACAGGCCGGCAAGAAAACGGATAAAGACTGACAATTTTCAAAGGTGATCACATGAGCGAAGTCACACGCATGACAGAGAAATTTAATCGGCGGCTTGAACAATACAAGAGCAAGCCGCATCGACGAGCGATCAAATTCGATCTCCGGGCCGCGCATATCGATGAGGATGAGCGCACGGTTGAGGTCGCGTTCTCAAGCGAGACGCCGATCCGACAATGGTTCGGGATAGAGGTTCTCGGGCATAACGCAGACGAGATTGATCTATCGAGATTTTTGAACGGTGCTGCGGTCCTGGTCAATCATGACACGGACAAGCATCACGGAATAATCGAGAGTGCAAGGGTCGAGGGTACGGTCGGCCGTGCCGTCATTCGTTTTGGAAATACGGACCAGGCGTCCGATACTTTCCGGAACATCATTGACGGTATCTGGCCGCACATATCAGTCGGTTTTTTCATTCACGAAATGCAATTGATCATTCAGAATGACGACGGTCTAGACGAGTACCGGGTGACTCGTTGGGAGCCGTTCGAGCTGAGTTCCGTTGCAATCCCGGCCGATGTATCGGTCGGAGTAGGACGGACAGTCGGGATCGATGATGCCGATTGTCGCGAGGGTTTTTCGCAAGCGGATCTCGACAAAGCCGTGCGAAAGGCATTCAAGAGAATTGACGATCAACAAAGGGCTGATGATATGTCAAATGAAAAGGAAACCGACGCCGAGCGATCGGCACGGGAGAAAAAAGAGGCGGACAATCGGGCGGCTGAAATCAAAACCGCAGCGGATTCCGCGACCGAGTCGGCAACGGAGGCGGAGCGAAACCGCGTCGCGGAGCTGCTCAAAACGGGCGAGCAATTCAAAGCGAGTGATTTGGCTCGCAAGGCAATCGAGAACGGGCATGATGTTCACGAATTGAATCGACAGATTCTTGAGCGTGGCGGCATCCCGGCGACGAAGGCGGAGGATCCGACGATCGGACTGACGCCGGATGAGACTCGACGGTTCAGTTTTAACAAGCTGATCCTTGCACTGTCCGACGTCAACGATCGGCAAGCGCAAGAGGCTGCGGCGTTCGAGCTGGAATGCTCGCGAGCTGCGGCGAAGGTTTGCAAGAAGGACGTTCGCGGGGCGCTGGTTCCGTTCGATGTTCTGGTTGCCAAACGTTCGATGGTCGGTCGGCGCGATATGATTGTGGGTGATCCGGCGGCTGGCGGAGACCTGGTGGCAACCGATTTGCTTTCGTCATCGTTCATCGATTCGCTGGAAAACGCGATCGCTCTAGTTCAATGCGGAGTCACAATGCTGCCAGGTTTGAACGGCAACATCGCGATCCCGCGTCAGACTGGCGGCGCTTCGCATTTCTGGCTCGCTGAGAGCGGCGCTCCGTCGGAGTCGAATGCGACGTTTGATCAGGTCGCAATGACTCCGAAAACAGTCGGCGGATTCACCGAGATCTCTCGGCGCTTACTGTTGCAATCATCGATCGGCGCGGAGGCGTTCACGATCAATGAGTTGGCGTTGCGTTTGGCGCTTGCCATCGACGCGGCCGGAATCAGTGGTTCGGGCGCTGGCAATGAGCCGACGGGAATCCTGAACGCGGCCGGCGTGGGTGTTGTTTCGTTCGGTACGCCGAATGGTGGTGCGCCGTCGTGGGATGGTGTTGTCGATCTTGAGTCGGCCGTCGCGAATGTAAATGCGGCAATGGGCTCGCTCTGCTATCTGACGAACACCAAGTTCCGAGGCAAGGCGAAAAAGACGTTCATCGATGCTGGATCCGGTGAGCGGATTTGGGACAGCCGAGCGGGTGACACTCCGTTGAACGGAAATCGAACGGTGATCTCGAACCAGGTTCCGAGCGACCTGGTCGAGGGTACATCGGGCGCGACATTGTCGGCGGCGATTTTCGGAAACTTCGCGGATCTCATCATCGGCATGTGGGGCGGTCTGGATATCCTGGTCAATCCGTACTCCCTGGACACAACCGGCGCGCTCCGTGTGACGGCTTTCCAGGACGTCGATATCGCACTCCGGCATCCGGAGAGCTTTGCCGCAGCTCAGGACGCGATAACAATCTGATCACGATAGCGATCTGATAACATGCTGACGACAAAATCAGCGGCGGCTCTGGTGACAGGGTCGCCGCTTAACCGGACTCACGGCTTGATCAAGGGGCCGTTGTCCACACGAGGATATGAAAACATGGGAAAGAAAAAAGACGACGGCAAAGGGCCGGTCGAGGTTGTTGCGATCGATGCGTTTGTTCTCGGACCTGGCGAACGATGCGAGGCCGGAGAGATCCTCACGCTTGAGCGCAAGGACTTTAATTCGTTGCGCGGTATGAAACGAGTTCGCGAGGCCGACGACGACGACCGGAAAGCTCGCAAGGCTGTTCTCGCGGGGCGAAAGAAAGCCGAAACCGGCGAGACCGATAAACCCGACGCCAAGAAAAAGTAAGGATCGAAAGTGAATCAGAACGATCTCGATGATCTCGCGAATGAAATGTTCGATGAGGATTTGCCGAATGTTGT